CGGGGATGATGTTGTGCGCCTCGGTGGCCGGGCGCTCCTGTCTGAACTCCGGCGTCACCTCGATCAGGTCGCCGTCCACCTGCACGTATCGCTTCCTCATAGCAGCATCAGAAGGTCTTCTTCTTCCTCGATCTCGGCCTGCAGGGCCTGCGCCTCGGCAATCAGCCGCTGCACCACGCGCACGCGGTCTGCGGCCAGTTCAAGCTGCTGCGCGCGCAGCTGCAGGTCCACCAGCACCCGCTCGACGTTGACCGTGACCGGGCGCGGCACCTCGAGCGCCTGTGCGACCTCGGCAATCTGCTCCTCGACGCGCTCGATCAGTGCCTGCGGCGGCTCCTGACGCTTGCGCTCACGCTCGCGGATGCGCCGCCACTGCTCCTCCCAGAACCCGCCGACGATGAGCGGCAGTTCGTCAGCCTGCGTGATCGTCGCCTGCAGGCCATCGGCCACGGCGTTGCCGACGTTGGCGACGATCGTCTCGGCCGACAGGATGGTCGCCTGCAGACCGTTGGCGACCGCGTTGCCGACGTTGGTCGGGACATCGCCGGAGGAGATGACATCGGCCTGCAGGCCGTCTGCGACGGCATTGCCCGTGCCCGTCGCGATGGTCGTGTTGGCTGCGATGCTGGCCTGCTGACCTGCTGCGGTGGCGTTGCCGACGACCGTGGTGATCGTGGTGCCAGCCGCGGGCAGACCCGCCCACGGCAGATCAGCCCACGGCGCTGCTGCCCATGTCACTCAGGCCACCCGCCAATGGTCAGTTGCTCGACCGCCTCGACGGTGGTGCAGTTGTCCACATCAGATTCCAGCAGGTCGCTGCGAGCGCGTGTAGCTTTGATCCAGCCCCAGATCGCCTGCATCTGGCCCCACTCCGGGCCGGTGGTCTGACCGAGGCTGACCAGTTCAACCGCTCGAGCGGTCAGGTTAGCCTGCATCCACTCAGGGTAGCGGGCGAGGATGCGGGCCCGCGTTGCGGCTTTGATCTGCTGCTTCTTGGCGGCTTTGGCTGCGGGCAGCGCGGCGGCGGCGATCTCGGCGTCGGTGGGGCGCGGGCCGGGCGTGATCCAGTTGACCGTGGTTTCCGTGTTCGTGTAATCCACACACGGCTGCAAGTCCGGTCGCAAGTATTGAATGGCCAATCCGATGCTCATTCAAACACCTCCAAACACTGCAAAAACGTGGAATTGGTCAACCCGCGTGCGCCGACAGCAGTTGTTGATGCGGCAAAAAACGAATGGTGTAATTGCGTCCCTGCCGCCACAACCTGAGCAGACATGCCCGCAGTAGGAAGCCACGGCCTACTGGTAGTGCCAGGATGATTTGGCGTAACAGAAAACAAAATCGTTCCCCCTGCCGCCGCAGAGGTTGAACAAGCCCAACCCATTTGCTCGTTGTCCGTGACCGCTTTACCTGCCTGCGCTTGCCAACCGCCCGAAATCAACACATAACTGCTGCGCCGCCACAGAATATAGTTGTTGGCCGTATCCACGGTGCAGCCGCGCGCAATGTCCGCAGAGTTCATGTCGGTTGCGGTCCAAGCAGGCGGCGACGCGGGCCCGGTTGTTTGATCGGTTGTGATGCGCGACATGCGGCCTAGTTGCGGAATCCGCCCGTCATACTCCACAATCCACGCGGAATCAGCCGTCACGCACCGAAATATCACCACCTCGCCAGTGATAAACACCCGCGACCATTCCGCTCCGGCAGACCCGCCGTTGATGGTGTCGGCGCCATCAGGCTTTAGCAGCAATTCGTGATCGGCGTCGCCCACTTCAACGAACACGCCAATGCGGTCGCCAACCGCGCACGTTGCCGGCAGCACGAAGTCGCGGTCGGCGGTGAGGCCCGCCAGATCCAGAATGTGCATCGTGCCGACGACGCCGGTCACGTTGGAGCCGGTGACCGCCGCCTTGATCTGATTCAATCCCCAATTGTTGCCGCTCGCCGCCGTGGCAATGACGCTGACAATTGCCGCGCTGGTGAACGACACCGCAACGCCGCTGCTGGACGCCTCCAGCGTGCCTCGGTCAACCTCGCTGTTGGTGTGGTCGTAGGCGCAGTTGCGGGCAACCTCCCAGTTAGTGGTCTCGGTGATGAGGATATCGACCGTGGCATCGGCACCGTAGGCACTGCTGAACGACTGATAGCCAGATGTCGCGGATCCAAGATCAATGGTTCCAGTGCCCGGATTGCCGGACACCGTCATCTGGACGCGGTTGGCGTGCTGGCTCATTACGACTGCGTAATCGTCACGATGTCGCCATTCGCACCCGACCAGTCGATGGTCAGGCTGCCGCCGACGATGCTGCGATCACTGCCGAGGTCGAGGTAGGCAATCGCCTGCTTGCCGGCCGCCGTGTCGTTGTAGAGGATGCCCCAGCGCGCATTGGTGAACCCGCTGCCGTCCTGCGCGATGGTGACGTTCGCCGCTCGCAGCGTGGGCACGTCGCTCACCAGCGTCCACGTGACCGAGGTCAGGGCCGGGCCACCGCTGCTGTAGCTTGTGCCGGTGGCGACCTGGTTGGTGGTCAGGTTGATACCGCCACCGCTGCCCCAGCGCGGGTCACTGGTGCTCACCGCGGGCGTGGTGGCGCTAGTGATGAGGCCGAGCTTGATCGTGTCGCTGCTCAGGTCGTGGATCTTCTCGCCCAGGTCCAACAGGGCCTGCGCGAACCATTTGACGTCACCGGTCGCCATCGTCGGTCTCCATTTCGTGTTCCTCGGCCTCCATGGCCTCCAGTGCCGCGAGCCTGCCGTCGATGCCGCGCACGATGCTCATCATCTGCCCGTTGGCCTCGACGCCCACGGCGCGACCGTCCTTGCCGCGCACGATGCGCCGCGGTGCCTTCAACGCGGCCGCCAGCCCGTCCATCATCTGCTGCAACTGCTGCGAGACCGCACCGACGACGCTGGTCACCTCGCCAACGGTGTTGGCACGGTCCATGGCCATGCGCTGCTCCTCGGCCTGCTGCTGCATGAGCGCCAGTTCGCGCTTGATGGCCGCGTCGATCTCGGCCTTCTGCAGCATGCGCTCGGTCTCCGCCTGCTGACGCATCGCCTCGATCTCCATCGCGTTGCGCTGGCGCATCTCCTCGATGGCCTGCTGCGCCTGGAGCTTGACCTGCTCAAGACTCGCCTGCGACTGCATGCGCTCGCGCTCGATCATCAGCTTGGCCTGCTCAGCCTGCTGCCCGGCCTGCATCTGCGCGGCGCGGAACTGCATCTCGGCCTGCATGGCCTCGGCCTGCGGGTTGGGCTGCGGCGGCTTGGGCTGGTTGAGCATGGCCAGCGTGCGGTCGAACGCGCCCTCGACGGTGCGGCCGACCTTGAACCCACGCACACCGAACAGCAGCATCTCGGACATGAGCGGCAGCAACTCCGGCGCGGCCTGCGCGGCTGCCACGGTGCGCTCGAGGAACTGGCTGGTCGCGGCCATGAATTCGACGCGGCTCTGCTTGTCGGCCTCGTCGTCGAGCTGCGTCAGGCTGTCGGCAGTGATGTCGATGCGGAACCCGCGCAGATCCTCGTTCTTCAGGATGGCCATCGCCTGCGCGATCACCTCCGGCGGCTCCTGCATCTGCGCCACGCCCGCCATCAGCGCGATGGTCTGTGGCTGGAAGTGGGCGCAGATGATCTCGGCCTTGATGCGCAGCAGATCCTTGGCGAAGCGCGCCACGTCCTCCTGCATGCGACGCAGGCGCAGCGATGCGAACCGCCCCTTGATCTCCTGCGCCGTCGCCGTCTCGCTGGCCGCGCTCTGGCCGCGGATGATGTCGCTGATGCCGGTGATCTCGTAGATCTGCGCCTTGATGTTCTCTCGGGCCTGATACAGCCCCAGCAGCGCGCTGGCGACCTGATCCAGCGGCAGGAAGTCGACCATCCCTTTGATGCCGCCGCGCTCAGAGAACACCGACCACGAATCCACCGGGATCATCGTGCCGTTGGTGCCCTCGTCAAGCAGCCGGCGCAGGCTCAGTTGCGATGCGTCGTAGACGCCCGTGACCTTCAACGCCCGCACCAGCCCGCCGATCCGCTGCGTGATGAGGTCGAGTTCGTCGGCCTGGTCCTGGTACACGGTGAAGTCGGGGATCGGCACCAGACTGTCGGTCGTGACCGTCGCATACAGCGGCCGCGGGCAGGGCCAGAAGTCGTGCAGGCCCAGCGGGTCTTCGCGCTCGTCCAGCGGCTCCTCGCGGCCCTTGCTGACCCAGACAACCTTGCCGTCTTCCTTGTCCCACACCTCGTAGATGGTCGCCTTGGCCATCTGCCGGCTTGCCGTGTCGTCGCGGCCCACCTCGCCTTGCGACTGATCCAGCGGCGTGCCGTCGGCGACCTCCTGCCCGAAGCGCTCCACCAGCGCGTCGTAGTCCAGCGACACCTTGCGCCAGACCAATTTGACCTCCTCCCACGATCTGGCGCACTGGTGACCGAAGTCCTTCCAGTGCACGTAGTCGCAGGGTGCGCACTCGTAGTCGATGGTCTCGACGCGCTCCTCGGCGTCCTCGCTGATCTGCAGCTGCGTCTGCTGGAACCGCGGCTCGTAGCGCACCCAGGCGATTCCCCGGCCCGGCAGGAAGCGGTCCCGCACCGCCGCCGTCATGGCCATGCGGTAGTCGTCGTAGTGCTGGATCTCGTACTCGAGCGCCCGCTCAAGCATCAGCGCAGCCACGCGAGCGGCCGGGTCGGAATCCTTGAAGCGGCGCGTCACCTCTGGCTGCGGCACACGTGCGAACACGGCCGGCACGAGCGTCTCGACGTTGGCCCAGAGAACGTTGAACTGCGCCGCGTTCTGCTTGACCTGCTCGCCCGTGTAGCGCTTGATGACCTTCTGCCCGCGCGTCTCCCACTTGGAGAACGTGCGCTCGTAGGCGCTGATCTCGCGCAGGATGCGGGGCAGGTCCATCAGGTGCGGGCGGTGCGGGGCAGGACAGCCATGTAAGCGCCGATGGGCACGAAGCCGGGGCGCAGGCGACCGTTGGCGAGGGTGACGCCGGAGACGTAGGTACCTGCGGTGGCGCAGGGCGATGATGCCGGGATGCCGCCGTCAGATTGCACTCGCGGATCTTGCGTGACCGCAGACCCTTCTATCGACCCGCCGCTGCCAAGCGACAAGAAATTGGTGGTGTTGCTGAAGTAACAGTTCGTCGTCTTCGTGATCGTGCCGATGGCCGCGATGCCTACGTTGCAGTAGGCCGCGATGTTATTGGTGATGGTCGGCGTGCCGCCACCTTCAAAAACACGGATGCCTTGATTAGTGGAGTAAAGAACCGTGTTGTTGGCAATGACGTTCGTGCCGCCGTTGCTGACAATGCCTTGCCATGCGTGCATCACGACGTTGGAAATTATTCGGCAATCTGGCGTCGTGCCATCAAGCCAGATGCCGTGGTCGCCTCCAATGATGACGTTACCCTGGATCGTAACGCCGGGTTGATCGATGTAAACGTTCTTAACAGAACCGCTGCCCGTGGTGCCGGTTGGCATACGGCAGATGTTGTGCGCCAATAGCCCGCCGCTACCTAAAGAAGCTCCGCCGCAAATGAACACCTGCTTAAGGTATTTTGGCTGCGTGAGGTCGTTGTAGCAGACGCTAAAACCCGAGCAGTTGCCGTTCAACTGGATGGGATCGCCCGCGACGTTGTTGCTCTGCGACACATCGTAAATGCGATTGCGCCAGATGCGAGGTCGCAGCCCTTCACCATACATGCCATCGTCACCAATGTTGAAGATTTCGCAGTCTTCAACGACCGCATCGTCGCTGTAGAAGTTGAGACCACCGGACACATTGGCGCCGCTGGACTGCACATCATGCAGCCGCAGACGCAGGCATTTGAGGTTGTTCGCCTTCGACCCAGACGACCCTGCGTCCATGCAGGTTCTGATGCCGACGCCGTTGCCGCCAACGATGTCCAGATCTTGAACGGTCACGAAATTGACCGACCCGGCTACTCGCAGCCCGCGCAAGTTTCCAGAAGTGCTGGCGTCAATAAACGCTTTATCAGTCGTGGCCGCGCCAGTCACCGGGTCATAAGACCCAACGATTACCCGTGTCGCTTCAGACGACCCGCCCACATTGACCGTGATGGTGCCAAAAAAAGTCGTCCCGGCTTTCTGCAAATAGGTGTTGCCAGCAGCAAAAAACGCGATAGACGCCCACGATTTATACGGATCGCCGAACGTGCCCGTGCCCGTCCCTGACACCGTCGGGTCAATGTAGAAGGTCGCCATCAGGTAAACGCCCCCACCGCGATGACGTGTGTCGAGCCCAGCGTCGACAGCTTCCACCCGCCCGAGGTCGACTTGATGCCCAGCGGCACCACATACGTGCCCGGCGTCGTGTTGGCCTGCATGATTGTCATGGTGGTCGTGCCGTCGTGAATCTGTGCCAGCGACGAAGCAGACGACACCACCACGCAAATCATTCGGCCGAGGTAATCGCCCGCCGCACCGGTTGAACCCAGCACGATGCTGGCAGACGATGCAGTGACGTACTCATACTCACCCACACCGTCGATGACTTCCATCGCGCCGATGCTTTGGTTTTCCCCGCTGATCAGGGTCGTCAGGTTTACGGGATAGCCACTCATGACAGCACCTCAACGGTCAGGGTCGACGGGAACGTGGCGCGCATCTCGGTGGCTGCGTCGCCCAAAAAGGGAAACTCGATCTGGTTGGTGGCACCGCTCGCGCTGAACGTCTCCACGCCCGTGGTCACCGTGCCAAGCCGGTCACGCGAGTCGATGGTGACCATTCCGGTGCCGATTAGACGCAGGCGGAAGATGCTGGGCATCGCCACCCAGCCGCCCGAGGGCACGTTGCGCCAGCCGACGACTGCAGTCTGGCTCGAGCCCGTCGGCAGGGTGCTCGTCCAGTCGATTGCTCCGTTCCAGTTGGGCATGGTCGACCTCAGGCGTCGTGGAGAAACAGCACGGTGCCGGTGGACGCAAACGACGCATACACGCCGTTGCTCACGGGCACGGGCTGCGCGAGCACGCCGCGGGTGCCGGCAGCGGTGCTGGTAGGGATCACGTCGATGACCGTGCCGCTGGCAGCGCTGGCGTTGTCGTACAGCGTCACGGCGCCGCCGGTCACGGTGGTGACGATGTATCCGTGGTAGTAGCCGGATTTCGCGCGCACGACGCCGGTCAAGGTCAGTGGCGTGGCCGCGCTCGGCTGCGGCAGTCCTGGTGTGGGCATCAGATTCTCCTGCGTGCGGCGGGCGTCTCGGCCCACAGTTCGTCGAGCGATTGTTCGTGCCACCACTTGGGCGGCGGTGGAGGTGGCGCAGGCTCGGCCAACTCCTCGAGGTATTGCGCGCCGTAACAGAACGCATCGGCCGGGTGCGACGCCCAGTTGTGCAGCGGCTCCTTGCTGCGGATGCGCTTTTCCTCATCCCAGCCGAACGACCAGGAGCGCAGGCCCAGCAGTCCGTCGGTGCACGGCTGCGCGTTAAATCGGCAGCGCTCGATCACGCGGCGGGCCGCGTTGATCTGGTCGGCCTTCTTGCTCTGCGGGACGATGGCGACCTTGTCGGTGCCAAACGCCTTAACAAAGCGCTCGAGCGCCGAGTGCTTGCTCTGGAACGTCTTGACCCGCGCATCGTGCGGCAGCAGCACCTTGGCGATGTTGTGCCCGCGCTCACGCAGCGCGTCGATCCAGTCATCGGCGTCCATGCCGATGCCCTGCGTGTAGTCGATGACGTCGAAGCCGCCACGCTTGGGCTGCCAGAACCACCAGGCGGTGGTGTCGCGAAACCCGAGGTCGCCGCTGACGTAGACTGGCGCATCCTCCGGCTCAAACTCCACGATGCGGCCGTCTCGCTCTGCGCGCTCCACCGCTGAGCCGAGCACGGCGTGCACGTTGGCCGCTGACCAGTCGTTGAACCACTCCTGACGCCACAGCGCGTCGCCGCCGTCCGGTCCGAACAGCGCCACCTTCTCGCGCCGGTCTTCCTCCAGCTCCTCGCGGGTGATGACCTGAGTGTCATCGACGGTCAGCAGCTGTGCGAACGCCTTGGCGTTGGCCTTGGCCGACTCAAACGTGCTGAAACCGTGGTTGTAGCCGCGGGCAGTGTAGATCCACAGCGCCCAGCCGTGGTTTTCCCGCAGGATCGGCGACAGGTAGGCATGCGCGACCGGGTTGGCCAGCGACCACTCGCTGTACACAACGCCGACCGGCGGGGAGCCCACCAGACTGTTGAAGTTGTCGCTGCCGACCACCTGCCAGATCGCACCCGACTTGAAGGTGATCTTCATGCCGTGGTTGTCGACGCTCTTGCGCAACTCGGCGGGGAACGCCTCGTCGATGCGCCGGATGCTGGTGTGCGGGTTGACCGCGTCCCAGATCGCCTTCCGGGCCTGCTCGTACTGCGGGAGCATGTGCCAGTAGTTGCCGGGCCGCTCGTGCGCCGCCACAGCCGTCCTGTGCAGCGCCACCTCGTCCTTGCCCGCCCGGCGGTGCCAGACCGCCACAGCGGTGCGCCCGCCGCGCTCCAGGTAGTCCCACAGCGGGCGTTGGTACCACCGCGGAACCCAGTTATTCGGCAGTCTGATCCGCAAAGCGCAGGATCTCGACCGTCAGCGCCCCGCCATCCTTGCCGGTCAACTCGGTGCGCTGCAGCTTCGGCTGCACGTACTCGAGCATTTCCATCATCAGCCGCGCCTTCATCTCGTCGTCGAGACGATCCTCGCGAATCAGGCGGATGACTTCCTCGGCCGGGTTCATGCCGTACTCGTCGAGCACCTCGGCCACGGCACGGAGGTTGACGCCGACCTTGTTGCGTCGAGATCTGGTCCCGGTCATCTGTCTGGTCCGTGAGAAAACGCGGCCATTCAGGCTCTTGCGCGGGAAACCGAGGCGAAGCTCGTGCATGTCATCCATGCGTCGCCTCCAGAAACGACAAAGCCCGCACGGGGCGGGCTACGTTTTTTCAGGGCGAGCGAGGCCCCGATGGACGGAGAATAGGACCCGGTGCTTTCGTTGTCAAGCGCCATCACAACACCCCCCGCTTCCTCATCTCGATCTCGAGCAGCCCCAGCGCCTCCTGATACGCCACCATCGCCGGCCTGCGCAGTCGATAGACCGCCGCCAACCAGACATGCGCCACCGCCGCCTGCAACTCGTGCGACAGGCTGCGCACCGCCGCGTCGACGGACCTGACCGTGATCAAATCCGCCCGCTCCACCAGGTCGTCGAAGTGCTCGCTGGCCCCGCCCGTGGCCAGTCCTGCGGCCCTCGACGGGTAGCCGCGCCCAACCTCGTCACGGCGCATCCAGCGCGCCCACTCGGCCAGCCAGTGCTCGACGGTGCTCCACTCGGTCACAGGCTCTCCCGCACGATCAGCGCAAACGTGTCCAAGTTCACCTCGGCCCACTCCTCGCGGGTGCCGATCTCGCTGAACGACGCCAGCCACACGCGAATGCGCCACGGCTGCCTCGAGGCCCGGTACGCCAACGCCGGCCACCGGTCTGATTCCGTTGCCTGCCGCACTGCCTGCTCCCACCATGCTTCCCTCCACCCGGTTTCGTGTCGTTTGACCTCAATGGCCCAGCCCTGCACCTCGATGCCGTCTGCGCCGCCCTTGCGTGCCTGATCGACGTTGCGCCGCACCACGTAGCCCAGCCGGCCGCTCAGCTCGGCAAAGAACTCGCGTTCCCCCGTCTGCCCCTTGCGACGTTGCATGGCGCTCATTCCTCGTCGTCCTCTTTGTTGCTCAGCCGATGCACCCGCGTCGTCATGCCGGTGCCGCCCCGCCGCATCGTGAAGGTGGGCATGACGATCTCCAGCAGGTTGGGCGGTGGCCGCGTCGCTGCCCGCTGCCGCTCCCGGTAGCGCGCCGTCGCCGCCTTGTGCTGCTCGTAGTAGGCCGGGTCGCCCTTCTGCGCCAGCCACTTCTCGTGCCGCGTCAGCGCGCGCGGCTTGGCCACGTCGTGGCCCTTGCCCCAGGCATAGCGCGCCATCCAGACCTGCCCCGAGCGCTCCCAGGCCACGATGCGGATCAGCTTTTCCTTGCGCAGCGCCATCAGCACCTTCTGCGCTGACGTCCTGCAGCACGGCATGCGCTCGGCCAGCGCCGCCGAGGTGATCGCCTCCCCGCGGCCGAGGATGCCGACCGCGCGCAACAAAATGCGGGCAGCGCTCATGCTGCCAACCAGTCGCCCTGTGCGGGCACTGGCTCCCAGTACGTCACTGGTTGCACGACCTCAATGCGCTCTCTGATGACGGCGGCCCGACCCGCCTTACTGGCCGGCGTGTAGGTGCCGCGCCACCGGGAGTCGATGCCGACGTTGCGTCCGATGTTGGTGGAGTCCGCCGACGAAAACGGGAACGACGGGAACACATCCGTGTCCAGCATTCGCAGGCCGTGCAGCTTTGTCGTCGGCCTGCCATCGCGGTCGCACAGCACATCCATAGCCTCGCTCATCCTGGCCCACCACGACGTCGAACCCACCGTCGCATACGCTCCGCTCGACCCGAGTGCCACGCGCGGCCAGTTCGCCGCCAGCCGCTCCAGCCGCTCGAGAGACTCGTGCAGGTGCCAGACGGGCGCCCCGACATGCCGCCAGCGTCCGGCCTTCCAGGGCCAATCCTCGAGCAGCTGATCATTGGCTTCCTCGTCGCCGTCAATCACGTCGGGGATGACCGCGAAATCGAATTGCGGCAATCGGTGCAGATGGCCGATCCAGTCGTAATACTTCGACCAGTCCGTCACGGCGGCGCCCGCCTTCCAGGCCGAAAACGCACCGTTGTCCAGCGCCACGGTCTGGCAGACTTCGAGCGCAATGCCGAGCTGTTCCGGGTGCGCGAAAGAAACAAACGCATGGCCGCCGCGGACCGCGGCTATTGCCGCCTCAATCGGCGTAACCGGCAGTCCGTGGTAATGGATCATCGTTTCACCCTTCCCCACACCCCCGGTGTCGCCGGCACCACCACCGCATCCGCCGGCAGACTGGTCGCCCCGTCCACGAACAGCGTCGCCCCGTCCAGCAGCTCGGCCGGCCAGCACATCGGCTCGCCCTCCGACGGCCGCAGGGTGACCATGCCGTCGACGACGCGGACAGTGGCAGTGCGGGTCTGGTAGGGCGATGTGATGGTCATGGTGATCGTGTCGGGCATCAGGGTTTTTCACGCCGTGATGGCCGCCCCTCAAGGGCGGCAGTCACGGTGTGATGTCTTTGACGTTGGTTGTCTGTGTCACGGCGTGTGTCACGCCTGACACCCCGTGACATGTCACGTTTCTTTATACGCGCGCGCGAGGCTGTCACGGTGTCACGTGTCACGCTGATGTCACGGAATTTCGGGGCGATGTCACGGGGTCTGAGGTTCGATGTCACGCCTGATGTCCCCCTGCCTTTTCCAGCCAGTCGCCGGTCCTGACGACCAGCTGCTGACCGATAGCGCGCTTCAGCGCCCGGAAATACGCCTGCCGACGGGTGTCGGCTTCTGAGTCCGGCATCGCCCGGTAGAACCGCTGCCGCACCTCATCCTCGGGCGCACCCGTGCCGATGGCCATGAGCAGCCGGGACAGTGCTGACGGCTCGCCGTTGCTGCGCGCAGTCGCCGCCAGGATCTCGTCGGCACCGCTGATGTGCGCCGCCCGCAGGCTGGTGACCTCGTCGCCGTCCTCGTCCTGTCCCAAGAGCACCTGATCCATGCGAAACGACCACGGACCGGGCAGCGCACCATCCTTCAACTTCACCGACTCGACGGTGGCAACCATCTCCTTATCGTCGCGGAAGCACCCCAGCACCCAGTCCAGGTTGGCCAGCATCGCTGACGACCCTCTGGGGCGCTCTGTGGCGTTGTGGCCCACGTGGTGCACCACGACCACCGTCGCGCCGTATGGGGCTCTCAGATCGGCTCCGAGGGCCGTCAGATAGCGTGCAACCTCGGTGCTGGAGTTCTCCTCGCCGCAGAACGTCTGCGAGAGGGTGTCGATGATGATGTCGGTGGGAACGATGCCGGCCGCGTCGATGGCATCGCGCAGCACCCGGGCGTCAGCACCAAACTGCATCGGCTGGATGACCACCCGCAGCGGGCACTGGCGCCAGTCCATGTTGCGCGCCTTGTGCCACGCCGCGATGCGCCGCATCAGCCCGGCACCGCCTTCTGCGGCGAGGTAGACGGGCAACCCCTTGCGGGTCTTCCGGCCCAGCCACGGCATGCCGTACGCCACATGCAGGGCGAAATCCAGGGCGATAAATGACTTGAATGACCCAGATGCGCCGAACAGCATGCCGACCGAGTTGGCCTGGATGACGCCTTTCACCGCCCAGGTCTGCGCGGCCTCGGTGGCAGCGAGCTGCTCGACGGACAGCAGCGGGTTCTGGCGCTCAATCCTGCCGACCACCCGCTGCGCGTAGTCCACCGCCAGCGCGGCCACGTCGGCCGGGTTGCTGGCCGTCTGCGACACGTCGATGAGCCGCTGCCCGAGCCGGGCCAGCAGGCTGCGCTGGTAATTGCGGGCCACCACGGAGGCGTAGGACACCGCGTTAACCGGCACGATGTCGTCGACCA